CCTATCACTTAATTATATTTAGTTTGATTAGGCAGTGTGCACATTAAGCACATAGACCTGATCTATCCTCTCGAAACTCGGCAGCATAATTCCTGAAACTGTAGTCTTAACATTTACAGGAGTTGTTTCCAGTTCTGTAGTAACTGCAATACCAGTGTCAATTATTTGAACATCAGCATTACTTTGATCAGTCATTAAATCAGACTCTTCAGGAGTGGTACCATAGTAAGTATTACCCAGAGTTCCAGTAGGTAATAATGAGAATACATTATCAGGGAAGAATAAGTTCCCGGACTGATTTTTAACTGTTTTAGAATATTTTTTATTATAAACTGTAACAGTTAATCCGAGTTTATTAGAGAGATAGTTTCTCATTATCTCATCAGTCATAATTAAAGTACCGCCGCCGGCATAACCATTAGCGATAATATCCCCTCTAATGCTTTCGTTCTGAATTAAATAGTTAAATGTTTTGCGAGTACAAACTGCTCTGGTAGGTTTTTCGCCTGTCTCTGATTCAATCGTATCCTGAGCAGACTGAATATCTTCAACAGGGCTCGCGTTGGCTGTATCGGACCACATATCAGTGCTGGTTAATGTTTCCATGTGATCTGATAAATCATCATTTGGGTCATAATCGTAAACATAGGCTTTTCTGTTAGCTTCAATGTTAACAGCAAAAGATGAGATTAACTGCATTCTCATTCTTTCAGCCTGTACTTCAGCACCGTTGACTAAACCAGCTGCATCATCAAAGATGTTCCTCAACATTGGCTGTATTAATTGGCTATTTCTAGCAGCCATTAAATTGTTAATTTCCTGACGATCTTTTTCACCAATTCTCATTGATTCTCTGAAGAATGGCATCTCAGTTTCTATTTCACTGAAACCGATTCTATCTCTCAGAGTTGGCTTAGCATCAAAGTTTGAAGGTGTTAACGCTACAGGAAGACCTCCAGCTCCTTTAATCCATTTTAAATCTAATCCCAGTTGTTTCTGTCTGGGGAATAAAGCTCTCCCTAAATAAGGGATTGAATTCGATTGTTTTTCTTTATAATAACTAGCTATTTCTTCTGCATTTGCAAAATCATAAATGCTTGGCATAATTTTTTCACCCTTCCGTTTTATTTAATTTATTACTCAACTAAACTGATTAAATCAGTTAAATTACTTTTTACATCATTAACAAGTGCTTCTGGCAATTTGCTTGGGTCCACAAAACCATGAATAAGCATAGCGCCACCGGCCGGGCCATGAGTTACATCAACATCATTCAATAAGATTCCTTCAACATCAACACCGGCCCCAGTAGTTCCTGTTGTTTCTCCCTGGGAATTTTTCTTTTCTACTTCAAGACTCTCATCTTCAAGAGTCGCTCCTCCAACACCGCCGACAGGAGTTCCTGCAGGTAGTATCTTTTTACCTTCTGAGTTAGCAGAAACATTTGTATCATCAACAGTTACAGCTACAGCAACATAGTGATCAGGAAACTTTAAAATTTCCTCTCTATTTGAATAATCAACCTGAGTATATTTCATTAATTTTCACCATCCTTAATTATTTAATATTAATTGTCTCCAAAATAAACTTTTTGAGCCTCTTGAGCTTCTGCATCAGTTTCAGTACCACTTTGAGCCAACTTTTTACCAAAACCGCCTTTACCTTTCTTTTTACTTCCGCCATTAATTCCATCGAGGACAGAACCACCATTCTGCAGCTCCTTAATAACAGCATCTTTGATAGCAGCCTGAGCAGCTTTCATACTTTCGATTCTATCCTCAACATCAGTTTCAGATAGTTCTGGGTTAACTTTATGCATCTGTCCAACATCAATAAACTCAGCCAGTTCTTTATTAAGCTCGTTTTCAGCAACTTTCTCTGCCTTATGAGCGCTAAGTTCCTTTCTCCTGAGATTATTTTCTTTCTCTGAAAGCTCTTTTTCTTTAGCTTCCAATTTTTCTTCCTCTGACATTGTTTCCTCTTCCATCTCTTTCATTTTCTTTTTTAGGTTACCAATGTCATTGCGATAACGATCAAGCTCTTTTTTGTTTTCTTCTTTGATGCTATCAATCTTAGCCTGCAACTTTTCAGCTTCGGTTAAGTTTTCATCATCACCAGTTGAACCTTCATCTCCGCCTTCGCCACCTTCAGGGTTTGAATCGTCTCCGCCTTCATCTCCTCCAGCAGAACCTCCCTGAGGGTTAGCACCACCATCAGCGTCCATCATAAACATAGGTACAAATTTTCCATTAATCCACATAATTAATATTCACTCCTCTTCCGTCTTCTACATTATTGAGACCACTTAATAACTAAGAGTTCTCTCAGTATCGCCGGTTATTTTAGTATTTTATATTCATTATTCCGTCTTCATCAGTTGGACCGTTCATTTTGACCCGTTCTTTCTAAATTGCCGGAATTAAAAAACACCCTCTCAGGTGTTAGTTTTCAGTCCATGGTTTAAAGTTTTTAATTTGATTTACTACTTTCTCATTCCACTTGCCACCAAAATTAATACCTCTGTCATCCACTATTGCTGCAGCAGGAACTTTATCTCGAACAACTTCATCCACTTCAATCTCATTTTCAATCAACCAGTCTTTAATTGCTTCCATTCCACCCTCCTGATGACAGCGGGAAGAATGAACAACAACTTCAAAATCTTTTCTTAGCAGCTGTATTGCACTATCTACATTTTCAAGTGGCGGGTCCGGTATAACATCAGCACCTTGCCAGCCTGATTTATAGCTGTGAATAACACCATCAAAATCTAAAATAATTGTTGGTTTATCTGGCATTTAATCTACCTCCTTTTAACTTGCATTCTTCATAGCAGCACCAATAATTCCTGTGAGATGCTGAGCTTCTTTCTTTTTAATTCTGCCAGCCCTGTAATATCTTTTAGTTCTGTTCAAAACTGCCTGCAGCTGTTCTCGACTTCTGCGACCATCTAACAACCATTCATCATAACCCGTTGCCGGGCCAGTAAGCTCAGTATCAATAAACGGACTGTAAGCGCATCTGCAATTAGGATGTCTTGGAAGAAAAATAACCTCATCAATTTTCATTACTTTATTATGATCAGCAGAACAAATAGGGCAAGTATGAGCGTCTAATGTTGCCAGGTACCTTACTTTCTGCAACCCACCCTGCTGATATACATCAAGATTAGCCTGATTAAAGATAGCATTCATCCAACTGCGTGTTGTAGCATCAACTCTGTTTTTACCCATTTGTTCGCTTATACCGTACAACCTGCGACTAGTTTTATTGGGGTTTTCACCTACAGCAATCGATTCAAAAACTTCTTGCTCAATTCTAAAAGCTAAGTCAGTGCTGTATTTACTAATATATTCAGTCATTGTCTTGCCTTTAATATTAACTCCATCAACAACTTCTGATTTAATGGCCTGAGTTGGCAGCGTGTCGAACTGATCACCAATATTAAGAGTCTGCACATCTTTTAACAAATCTTGAGTAAATAGAGCTTCTTTTTTGTACATAGCAGCAAGGTCATCTCTATAATCACCAATAAAACTCTTTTTATACTGTTTAACCTGATTTCTAATCTGTTTTCTCAGCTTTTCTTTTCTATTATACTTCGCCATCTCAGCATTGGACCACTGGCCTTTTTCATTAGCCTTTTTGAAAATTTTCATTATATCGTTATCAATATTTTCAATTGTCTGCTCCAACTGCCTAATATACTTATCGGCGTATTTCTCTTCATCGAGCCTGTTTTCAATTTTGTGGATCAGCATGATCACTCAACTCGCTATCTATTTCTTCCTTAATAGCCTGATCCTCTTTATCTAATCTATCTAACTCTTTTTCAACATCTTTTATTAAGTCTGGGAATTTCTCCATTCCGGTCTTTTTAGAAATAAATTTAATTTCTCTTAACCCTTTTACTAATTTAAGCAGCTGGTCTACTGAATCGGGAAGTATACCGCCGAAATTAATGCCGTGCTGCAATGGTGATTTCCCTAGCATTAAAAGGGCCTTGTTATCTATATCCACAATCCCAGTCTCTAAATCGCCTCTTAAACTACCAACCTTAGCTTCTATCTCGATTGATTTAATCTTCAAGGCATCCCCAGAAGGGTCTCCACTGCTTAGCAATGTAGATAGCACATACTCTGGATGATCATTTGATATGTTATTTTTGATGTCTTCCTGTTTCTTCAACATCAAGTCAGCTACATTTCCCGACATTTCTAAGTATTGCATTTGAGCGTCAGGGTTATTAAGGTGCCAGACACTTTGCTCTTTATATCTGCTATTTTTGGTCTTTTCTTTCGCCTCTTCAGACATTCCGCCTGAAAGATTATCCCAGATGAGCGGATCGCCATGAAGATAAAACACATTTTCAAGATAAGCCTCAATAAGATTATAATAATCAGTTTTATTAAGCATTGGCCCTATATCATAATCGGTGGAAAACTCTACAACTGGTATAAAATCAAAAGCTAGAGGTGTTTCAGTCACTTCATCATCTACTGTTTCAACTATCATTTTATAACCGCCATTTTCATTTTTGACGTTATAATACTCCTTGGTTACATCAACAGTGTTAAATGACTTTTCTTCCATGTCGAACTGCTTTGTAGTACCTTCGATCTTACAATAAACCATTTGACCATTCATGTACTCAGTTTCAACCAGGTCGGGATCATGAATAACAAAAATTATTTCATCATCTCTTTTATTGAGTTCCACAACTCCCTCTTTAGAAAGAATTAACCAGAGGGCCAGCATATATTTTTGATTCTGGAAGTTGTTATAATCCCAGATATCATTAATCTTAGCTAATTTATTATCAGTTTCGCTATTATTATTACTCTCTGTTTCCGATTCACCTTCTGTCTTTTTCTCATTAAGTTCTGGGTTAATTTCCTGCTGCATGGTAAGAGCATTCATAATAAAAGCTGTTTTAGGTACTGGGTTGAATATCTCCCTGGTGTCATCGAATAGATCATATTCGCTTAAATAATCTGTGTCATAAACTTCATTCTCATAAAAAGCCCAGGCTCTCTGAGCTTTAGTAAGTTTAGCCACGAACTCACCTCCTTAGCGTCTCCAGTCTGCAGTTTCTTTAGTAACGATGTTTCTGGTTATATATTTACGGCCCTGCCAGGCTATTGCATTGGCAACAACCATATCTTTACCATTAACATCAACTTTACCCTTCTCGTCATAAATGACTTCTCTAGATTGCTCTATAAATTCTTTGTCATGTATTATTAACTCATCTTTCCTTAAAGCTGTATCCAGTTCATCAAGCATTAAATATTTACTGCTCTCTGTAGTGGTCCAGCCCATTTTCTTGCTTTCATCATCATTTCTATTTTCTATGCGGGTGGTAAAATGTATATTGCTGTAATGCCTCTGATTAAAGACTGTATTGAGCACTGACCAACCATGATTATTATTCTCTATCATCAAATAAGCATTATTAAACCTCAATGCTAAATCAGTCAATATGTTACCGTATACATCCGGAGCAAAATGGCCATGAATCTTTGCTATCTGCTCCCAGTTTTTAGAGTCATACATAATAGCTGAGGAAGCGTCTCCGCCTTCAACACCTTCAGCAACATCAGCACCAATACAATACATTCTTTTAGGCTCAGGGTCATTCCAGTATAAAATAGATCCACCTTTTTCAGTTCTGATTGGTTTGTGCTTATCTCTATCTAAGAGAACAACTAAATTATCAAGCTTATTTATATCAAAATAAGGCCTTCCAGTATGTAGGAACGCCTCTTTAGGATTGCAGGGATATTCTTGCTCTAATTTACCTTTTAGTTCTAATTTCTTATTAAAATAAAAGTATAGCTGCTGCCAATCTAAATGCTTTGCTATTTTCAAATGTTTTAGTTTAGAAAAGAAGTCGGAATCTACTCCTCTATAGCCGTGTTCATCATCAACAGCACTTTTAAACTCTTTTTCTATCTTATCATTCTCAAATTTAATTCTATATTCGGGAGTTTCCCACCATTCAAAAAATAGAGGTATAAAGTTATTATTCCCTTTTACAGAATCATCCCAGTACTCTTTAAACTCATTGTAACCATTGGCAGTAGTTTCTAAGATAATTATGCTGTCTCTAGTAATAGCCTGTCCTAAACCGGAAAGAATGTCCTGAATACTTTTCCAGAAAGCCACTTCGGACCCGTGAAAAAAGTTTAATGTTTTAGAACGTCCAATATCTTTATTACCAGCTGTTGCAACTCTCCATTTAGAATTAAGATGATCAAAGAGAAATTCTTTTCTGTTGTTATATTTCTCCCTGGGTTTTACTATCTCCGGTAGCTGATCATAAGGAAAACGAGCTTTATCCTGGAATATAGTATCTGTTGAATCATCTTCATGAGAAACTGTCATACCCACAAAGTTATGTTTGGTTATTGTAGATGCCAGCTGATAAGCAGTAATTACAGAGGTAAAACCCTGCTGTCTACCTTTGAGAACTAAAAATTTAATAAAATTTATTTCCCCTGCTTTATAATCTTCTATTGCTTTTTTGAGCTGCTTTAAAAACTTCTGCTGCACTTTATTTAAGAAAAAGGGTACTGTATTTTGTTCTTTATCTACAATTACAAAAAACATCTCTATTAAAAGAGGTGGGTCTTCTTGAATTTCTTCATGTAATTTTTTTGCCTGAGGAGTAGGAACATCTTTATCTTTTTCCTCATCATAAGTCGATTCAATTAGTTTACTTGCTACAGCCAATCTATATTCTCTGTCTTTCTCAATACTTTTATTTTCTAACCAGAGATCATACCTTTTATCAATAATCTGCTGACAATTCAACATATCACCACCCACTAACTAATCTTTAAAAAAGTCTTCAAGTTTTTT